GTGCAGGAGGTGCCTGCGCCATTGACTAGAGAGTTTCTTTTCAACAGGGGCACTTGTTGTGGAAACATGTGTAGAAATTGTCCTTTTTATCCTCGCCATACGGCAGGAACAAAGATATTCATTTAACCGTGGATTAGATTGTGAAAATATTGAAGATAGCCTAGGTGTTTTACGTCTAGGCTATTTTATTTTTAATGATTTATTCGTATCTTTAAATACACAAAAAAACATAACGAAATGGCAAAAAAGCAAGAGCTTAGCACTGGAAAATCCAAATTCCAGGAGGCATTAGATGCGCTCAATAAAAAATATGGAGAGGGTACAATCCTATCATTAGGAGATAAGAGTCACAATGATTATGATCTTATTTCGACAGGATCTATTGCATTTGATCACATCGCTCTAGGTGTAGGAGGTTTTGTTAAAGGGAAACTTTATGAACTTGTAGGTTGGGAAGGATCTGGTAAGTCTACTATCTGTGGTCATGCTGCTGCCAATTGTCAAAAGAATGGTGACAAGGTGTTATACATAGATGGCGAGCATGCTGTTGATCCTAATTACTTTACATCATTAGGTGTAGACATCTCTAAGATGTTAATTGCTCAACCATCACATGGCGAGGAGGGTTTTCAGATTGCTCTTGATATGATTGAGACTGGAGAAGTTGGTCTTGTCATCATCGATAGTGATAGTTCGTTAATTCCTAAGAAGGTGTTAGATGGTGATATTGGTGATAGTTCTATTGGTAGAAAAGCTAAACTTAACAGTGATTCATATCCTAAGTTAAAAGGTGCTCTATCTAGAAACAATACATGTGTTATTGTTGTAAGTCAGTATCGTGAGAAGATTGGTATGATGTTTGGTGATCCTAGAACAACTCAAGGTGGTCATGCATTAAAGTTCTATGCTGATGTGCGTATAGAGGTTAGTAAGACTCTTGCTAAAGAAGGTACAGAAGCTTACGGTAATGTCACTAAGATCAAGACTATTAAGAACAAGATGGCTCCTCCTTTCAAGGCAATAGAGTTTGAGATTGTTTTTGGTAAAGGGATTGATCGGTTTAATGAGATCATGACACTAGGTAGTAAGTATGAAGTGTTACGTAAGTATGGTAAGTCTATTACATATCTAGATGTTAAGTATAGTGTTGATGAGTTTGAAACGTTATTAGATGATAATGACGAATTCTTTGAGCAGATTGTTAAAGACATAATTCATTTTATTAAAGATGAAACTATAGAACCTTTAGAGGATGAGATCAAACAAATTGATGCACATGTAAACGAAATAAATGAAACAGTCAATGAAGATTCAATTTAAAAAATTAGTACCAGAGGCGCAGAAGCCTAAGTTTGGTAAGCCAGGAGATGCAGGTGCAGATCTTGTAGCTACGTCAAGAGAATGGAGAGGTGATGCACAGATTGTATATGGTACAGGATTAGCGATAGAGATACCAGAAGGAATGGTGGGACTTGTGTTTCCACGTTCCTCTGTACGAGATAAGAATCTGAGTATGGCAAACTCTGTAGGCGTAATAGATAGCGGATACAGAGGTGAGATCATGGTGACATTTAATGTTATTGCAGGTGATTTAGATTTTGTAGCTAAGTACACTATAGGAGATCGTATTGCTCAGTTAGTAATCATGCCTGTACCATTAGCACAGTATGTAGAAGTAGAAGGACTATCAGAAACACAAAGAGGACAACAAGGACATGGCAGTACTGGCAGATGAACCAACACCAGGCTTAGATGAATTCAAAGCCAAAATACAAAAAGTTACAGATTGGTATAGAGATAATAAAGATATACTAATAAAGGCAGCAGAGGAAAATAAAGAGATGGTCAATCATCCTGATCATTATCAAGGTAGTGGTGGTATGGAAGTTATAGACATCATTGAGAACTATGACTTAGGATTCTCTTTAGGTAATGCTATCAAGTATATACTTAGATCTAATAAGAAAGGTAGTGCTAAGCAAGATCTTAAAAAAGCCATCTGGTATATAAATAGAGAGATAAGCAACCTAGTAGAAGAAGAAGATTGTGAAGACGTGTAGTGTAGAAGGTTGTGAGAATCGTATATGGGGTAAGGGTTTATGCTTGAGTCACATCAATCGTAAACCCCTCACTCCTAAAAGTGGAGGACTTATAACAGTCAAGCGTGATATGTTTGTGCAGAAGACTAAGATAGAAACAATGAGAAACTTGTTCTTAGAGATCTGGAAAGAACGCAAACATTACTCAGAAGTTAGTGGAAATTATCTAGGAAGTGAAGCATTATCAACATTCTTTCATCATATACTTCCTAAAGAAAAATATCCTGAACTACAATATGATAAATCTAATATTATTTTATTAACTTTGGATGAGCATACTGATGTTGAATCAAATATGTATAAATATGAAAAGGTTAATGAAAGGAGAAAATATCTATTAGATAAATATGAAAGAACCTAATCGTGAACGTAAGCAGGAAATTAAGTATAATGTTATTCTTAATGAAGAACAGAAAGATGCTAGAAAACTAATTATAGATAATCAGATTGTTGTTGTAACAGGTAGAGCTGGTTCAGGAAAGAGTCTAGTGTGTGCATTAGCAGCATTAGACTTCTTGAATAAGAAGCAATGTAATCACATCTTTATAACTCGTGCTACTATCGAAGTGGGTAACTCATTAGGCTATCTTCCAGGTTCTTTAGATGATAAGTTTAATCCATATTTAGAAGCCTTCCAAGAAAACTTAGTTAAGTGTGCTGATAAGATAAAGATTCAAGCTATGGTGAAGGATGAGAAGATTGTAGCTTATCCTGTACAGTTTATCCGTGGTAAAACTATTGATGATATCTTAGTGGTGGAAGAAGCACAGAACCTTACAAAGTCTGAAATGCTTGCTATTCTGACAAGGCTTGGTAAAACAGGTAAGATCATTGTCAATGGTGATAACGAACAAAAGGACATCAAAGACAGCTATAATGGTCTCAGCTTTGCTATTGATCTTTCTAAGAAGATTGATGGTATCAAATGGATTAAACTAAAAGAGAATCACAGATCAGATTTGGTTGGACAAATATTAGACTACGAATATAATAATTAACTTTATGAATAAAAGAAAACTAATTAGAATAACAATTATCTGTGCTTTGTTAACACAGATAAATCATGCTGCTCATGTATTCTATATTCTATCAACTCCTGGAACTTATTCATTAATAATGAGTTGGGTGTTTGCTATAAGTTTGGAAGCAAGTATATATTTATTTACAATGTATGGTAGGAAAAATACAGCATTGTTTTTTGGTGTAATCTCTTGGAGTATTAATGTTTTAAACTATTGGTTTGAAATAGGCTTTACACAAAAGTTTGTAGCGATGAATATAATTAGTGCAATTATTCCTATAACAATATATTTTTATTCTGAACTGATTCAAAAGGAAAAGAGAACAATTAAAACAAAATAAATCAATAAAAAATGGCAGATTTCAAATCATTAAGAGGTAATCGTATCCTCGTAACTCGCCCTATAAGGGAGAAAAGTAAGTTCATCGTAGACAAAGAAACAGACGATGCTCTAGACGCAGAGTATTTAGTAAATCTTAATAGACTTACAGTATATGCTGTAGGTAATCTTGTTACAGATATCAATGTAGGAGATGAGATCTTGGTAGATTTATCAGCAATAAATAATAAACCAGTGATCTTTGAAATAGATGGAAAAGACAGAATATTAATTTCTACATTTGATGTAATCCTTGTTTGGTAATGAGAGATATAATAAGAGAAATCACAGAGGCTAAGCCAGCTTCTATTCATGATGTAATACCATCTGAATTTTTTACTAAGTATGATAGTTACGACTATGTATGGAGCGGTAACTGCTTCGAATGGTACTGGGCATTAGGAAAAGTGCTTAAACCAAAAACATTTATGGAGATTGGTGTTAGGTTTGGATTTAGTTTTCTACCTACTATTCAATCATCTCCAGATATTGAGTATGCATTAGGATGGGATCTTGAAACTTATGGTAATAACCAAATAGCTAATGAGAACATCAGTAAGTATTACACAGGAAACGCCAAGTGGGAAATACAACATGTAGACTCACAGTTAGAAACAGAGCTTCCACAGTTCTTTGACCTCATCTCTATTGACGGATGTCATGATTTTGATTGTAAGGTGCATGATCTTAAAATGTGTATTGGTAAATGTCATTATGTTATTCTAGATGATTACGATTATCACATGGACGTACGTAACTCTACAGATACATTCTTAAGAGATTATGCTGAGCATATTGAATGGAATGAGTATATACCAACATTTAGAGGAAGCCAACTTATTAAGTTCAAAGTATAATGGATGAGAATATAAAACAATATTATCCAGAAGGAATAACTCAAAGGGAAGCCGATGAGTTATTCAAAAAGGAATGGACTAGAGATTTTGCATATAGAGTAAAACTTCAAGAAGAAGGAATGGAATCTATTGCTGGATATGGTACTACAAAACATTCATTTAGAATTATTGTAGAAGAATTACCAAAGTTATTCAAAGAGTTAGAAATCAAAACTATGTTAGATGCGGCTTGTGGTGATTACTATGGTATGGTTGATGTAGATTTTACAAATGTAAACTATATTGGTATTGATATGGTAACTGCACAAATTCAATTAAACAAAGAAAAGTATCCAAATGTTGATTTTAGAAACATCAATATGGTTACAGATGAGTTACCAAACGGAGATTTAGTATTTGCAAGAGATGTATTAGTACACACATCATCATCAAATATAAAACGATTTCTTACAAATTGTAAAAATGCTGGATACAAATATCTACTAACTACCACATTTCCAGAAGTTAATAATCAGGAATTAGGTGGAGTATTAGGATGGAGAATGCTAAACTTTGATAAAGAACCCTGGGGATTTACACCAATTCAAATTATTAGTGAACAACACGATATGAACCCTGAAAAATGTTTAGGTTTATATTCAATAGAAGATATATCTGACAAATTAGGATTATGATAGAAAAAATAATACATCAAATATGGGTAGGTGGGTATAATATACCAGAAAGAGAGGTTGCTTTGTATAAAGAGGTAGCTGAAAAGAATTCTGATTATACCCACTACTTGTGGACAGACAACAATCTTCCAGAGATTCCTGAAAGATTGAAAGACATGTACGATGAGATGTACAAGCAAAAAGACTATGTCTATTGTGCTGACATGTTGCGCTGGATAGTTGTATATCAATACGGAGGATGGTATCTAGATATCGATTGGGAGTATGTAAAGAATCTAAGTGAGATGGATCTGTCTAACAAAGATGGTGTAGTGTTTGGTCATTGGGGAGTACAAGCAAAAAGACTATGTCTATTGTGCTGACATGTTGCGCTGGATAGTTGTATATCAATACGGAGGATGGTATCTAGATATCGATTGGGAGTATGTAAAGAATCTAAATGAGATGGATCTGTCTAATAGAGATGGAATTGTATTTGGGCATTGGGGTGAAGGTTGGCAACATTGTGATTATACAATAACTAATAATGTATTTGGTTTTAGCAAAGAACACCCTATGGTTAAACATATGATAGATTCTATGCCAATTGATTTAGGTTATCAGAATGCTCCTTATTCTCCAGGATGGTGCGGTGTAGAGTGCAAGAGATACATGGGATTGGAGAATGAGTTTAGTAATGAGATATGGGAATACCATAGAATCATGAGAGAACATCTAGATAGTCATAACATAGAGTATGGTGACTATAATACATTCCAGAATGAGTATCTCAAACATCACGCGCTTTACGCTTGGTCTTTAGAAAACAAAAAGCTTTGGGAACAAGGTCTAGTTAAATGAACATTCTCTTATTAACATCTTGTAATAGAATCAAGCAGACACTACTATCATTATCATTGAATGCGCAGATAATCAAACAGCCATTTAG